TTCGCATGGGAGAACCTCGGCACCCAGTTCAAACCCCGGTTCGAGTTCATCGCCTACGTCTCCTGAGACCTGAGTCCCCCACCCTCTCACCCTACCACTACCATGAAAAGCGATTCTCCCCACGATGTCCGGGTCAGCCTATTCGGGTTCGACTTCACCGTCAACCTCCTGACCAGCGAGGTCTTCTGCATCGAGCCGGACGGCAGCCTCGGTCGCCTGGGCTTCTTCACGGGGCGCGGCCTGATCCTCGAACTTGCCCATCAACAACAGTCCTCCAACTGAATCCATGAACACCATCACCGACACCAGCATCCGCTACTCACACACCGTCCCTGGTGAGGAGTTCGAGGTCACCGTCAGGTCTGCCGAGGAAGGCGACGACTACATCGTCACCATCTCCGCGCCGGACACCCTGCCGGTCGAGATCCGCCACACCCCCACCAGGGGCAATCAGTGCGTCGTCCGCAATCTCAGCGTGACCCACGATAGCCCGTTCATCATCGAGGCATACCGGTCGATCTTCTGGGGGGTGTGGACGAACACGCTCCACCTCAAGGTCAGTCGGGCCACCGAGGTCATCCATCTCCGCACTCCCAAGATCTGAGATCCAAACCAAAATACTAAGCTACATCATGAGCAAGAAGAACACATCACCGTGGGCATCCTGTGTCCGATCACTCCTCCTGGCATTCAATGCTGTCGGCGTCCGATGCCACGAGGTGGATGACGGAGGCGAGGAGATCGTCACAAAGACCATCGCGGAGGCAGTCGATGTCATCACCTCGGTCGATGAGTCCTGGGTCTACCTCTACGACGCAGCCGGTGCCCGCATGGGCACCCTCTACATCGTCCTGGGCAACACCGCAGAGGAGATCATCTGCGACTACGGGACACTGAGGGCAAGGCCCGAGACAGAGGGGATTATCAGTGCCGTGATCAGGGATTACCAGAGCCGGTGGGCAGACCGGGACGTCTACGCCGAACATTACCGGAAGCTCCGCCAGCAGCATGCCTGACACCACCACAAGGGCAGGGTCCGATCCCCTGCCCCTTTATATAAATTACAGAAACTTCTAAATATTTGTGGACGATGTGCGACAATGTGCGATCATTGTCCTACAACCGAGACCCACCCGCTCCAGCGACCATGACCATCACACCGACCGCAGGCAAGCCCAACTCCCTCACCGTCACCCTGGAGCGTCCCTGCACGCTCCGCCCCGAGGAGATCGACACCCTGATCGACGCTGCCAAGCAACTTCGTAAGGGGCACAAGCTGAACCCCTTATCACGGGGTGCCTACGTTCTCCTCATCGATGAGGAGAACGTCTTCGCCAAGTCGGAGCAGAGGCTCCGCCGGGAACTCTCCTGCTGCTCCTTCCGCCGGGTCACCCGGATCTTCCGCAACTACGACAACGGGGTCACCTTCGACCTTGAGGGCCGGACCCTGTAACTCTCCCGAACCAACCAACTACCACATCCCATGACCATCCAAGAATACATCGACCAGATCAACGCCACCCACCCGAAGCTGAACCTCCGCACCGAGAGATACAGCGCAGAGGTCACCTCCCCGAACCCAGCCTGGGGTAGAAAATATAGGACCAAGATGTTCCGCTCTGTGTTCCTCAAGGAAGCAGGCTATTCCTATGCATACGGAAGCACTGCTCTCGGTGACCTCGATCTGAGCGAGGCGACCAAGAAGACCATCGACAAGTGGGTCAAGGCTTTGCTCAGACAGCGTGCCGACATCGCCAAGGCGAACGCCGAGCATGATGCCCGGGTCGCAGCCCACGCAAAGCTGGCCAAGGTCCGGCAGGTCGAGTGGGTCAACAAGATCCGCACTGCCATGGGCTACCCCGAGGGCACCAAGGTTCCCGATGGCACCGTGGCTGCGGGCTACAATTCGAGGTTCGTCGATGCCGGGACGGATTTGTCCCTGGTCATCACCCTGCCCGAGGATCTCGATGCACGGGCAGCCCTGATCGCTGCCATCAACGATGCGATCAAACTCCACGTTGCCTGATCTCCCATCCTAATCCCCCACCCTATCACTACCATGACCCTCAACGAAATCCACTACACTCAGGACGGCACCGATCCGTTCGAACTGCACGTCTCTCCTGATGACGACAACACCGGCGCATTCCTCCTCCGGGGCAGTGGTCCTACCGGGCAGTTCGAAGCCTACGTTCCTGCCCTTGAGGACATCACCCTCAACCTGACCAACCCTCTCGGGGTTCCCTATATCGTCACGGTCGAGCCGCGTTTCGGCGATGGTTGGCTGGAGGATGCAGTCATCGGTCACACCCTCTGTTTGATCCCCATCGGATCCCCTATCACGATCAACTCATAACTACAATGCTGTCCCACTTCATTCAGTCCACCGAAACACCAGATCTTACTCCGTTCACCGGGTCCGAGATCGATCACATTCAGGATGTCCTTGACTCCCTTGATGGGGAGAACAATGGATGCCCAGATCGCGACTGCGATGGTGTCATGAATTACCGGCGCTACAACGAACCGCAGTGCCACCTCCTGGGTGAATTCCTTACCTGTGACTGCTGTGGAGAGATCGACTTCGAACGATGAATGATCCCGCAACAGACGCAGTGGCTAGGGCAGCCCACCACCTTCGCGAGGCACTGCCTCACCTAATCCATGCCGCTGACTTGATGGTGCTACTGGAGCAGCAGGACAAGACGCCTCACGAGGCGAACATCGACTTGGCTATCGATATGGCACGCGTCACACTTCATTCACTCCACCGTAGGATTCTGTCCATCCCGGCATGAGGCTATGTCAGTGTGGTGCTGCCGCCCAGAAAGGCAGGACACGGTGCCCTGGATGCAGGAGGGCAGCCCAGAGGGCAGCGAACCCGATTCTGACTGCCTACAACCAGATCAAGGACAGGGCCCGCAGAAGGGGCATCCAGTTCGCTCTGCCATGGGAGTTCTTCTCTGCCCTGTCAGAGTCCACCGGCTATGTCACAGGCAGAGGGAGGTCAGTCGATGACCTTCACCTCGACCGGATCGATGCCACCCGTGGCTATGTGCCGGACAATGTCAGGGTGGTGACAGCGGCAGAGAACCTCGCCAAGGCAGTGACAGAGCGTGGGCGAGTCATGCAGCCATGGGAGGATGCCTGGGACGAAGCCAGGGCACGTCACACTGAGTCCTACTGGGACACCGATCCCGAAGCCATCTTCTGACGTCGATACCACTGACGCACTCCGATACCTTCCTCTCGTGCCATCTCTGCCTTGGTGCGTTTCTGACTCGGCACACTGCGTGCCGCTCTTCTGACTGCTGACATCCTCGGTGTCACGATCTCCTCTGTCGGTGCCGGTGGCTGCGGTGTCACTGCGGGTGCCTCGACCAGTGCCACACTCCTGGCCTGATGCATGTCATTGAGCATGACCTCGAAGACTGCCGTGGTCACGATGGGTGGCAGAGCATGCAGACCGCAGGCGACATAGTCAGGGTCTGACGTTGCGACATGGCAGACGTTGAGCGTCACGGACAGAGCGGTGAATCCCCAGGTCAGCCAGAGCAGGCCACGGTTCGGACATCCACGGCATGCCGCAGAGAAGGCAGCCACCGAGACCGACATGATCGCTAGGTCAACCATGACAGGGACCAACCAGGGGAATGACATAGCCTTGGCTTCTGCCAGTGCCGTCAGTGACCCGGCGGAGATCGTGAATGTCGCGAGTGCTACTGTCAGGAGCATGACCTTGAGGATGGTCTGAGTGTGCCCTTGGGAGGGTGTCATGGCGACACGATGGCACTATCCTGCCATCATGTCAAAACGTGCTTGGCAGTAGTGCCATTTGATGCCAAGTGTCATGGCATGACACCTCTCAAGGGAAAGCAGCCCAAGGCATGGGTCGTCCGGTTCGTGGACCTATGTCTCAGCGGCATGACTCGGATTGATGCCTATGTCAGTGCCAAGGGCATGAGCAGGGCTGACATCAAGACCGACACCTACGCCAAGGCAGCCAGGACATGGGCAAGTCAGGGGGCCAGAGACTACCGTGAAGCACTTCAGGCAGCCGGTGGTGCCACTGTCATCGAGGTCTTCCAAGAGACGCCAGAGTCTGAGGTCTTTGTCGTGCCACCGAGGAGGTCTGACGCGCTTCGCGGAAGGGATGAACTTATGCAGATGTTCGAGGGGATCGCATTCAACCCGGAGGCGAAGGACAAGGACAAGATTGCCGCCGGGGCCTGGATCATGAAGTGCGAAGGGTGGGATCAACCCGAGAAGAAGGCGGACGGCAAGGATCTGGAGTCGGCTGCCGCTATCCTGGCACTACCGGACACAACGAAGTTCGTGCCCAAGGATAGGCCCCCGGATGCTGACGGGGGAGGGGATTAGGCGAGGATCCGCCAGTATCCGTAGGCTTTGCGGGCGATCAGATTCCGCCCCCGGAGTTCCCCCAGGAGATCTGGGATCAACTTATGGGGGACGCCAGAGATCTGGCGCAGATCGATGGTGTTGGCTCGGATCGTCACCCCGTTCCTGGGTGACGATTTAGAGTGAGCCAACATAGCATCCAGCAGGGTGCGTGCATTGGGTGACATCTCGATTTCTGGTGCCTGTTTCATAATTGATTGCACACCTAGCACACCGGTGGCGAGCCGCAAGCGGGTGCCGTGAGTAGGCTCCGAGAGTATAGGACTCCTAATAGGACTCCCATAGGCATAGCCATCCTACACCCATATGGCACATGACGGAACACCCATATGGCACCATTCAAGAAGGTTCGGTGAATGCGTTCGGCTACACGGGATCTCGATGTATGCACTCGAACACCTCCGAGCATCGATTTCAAATCCTACGGGGTAAATCGATAGGACTCCTATAGGCACTCCCATAGGGACTGCCTATGGGATAGCTTATGCGTAAAGAAACGTAACGTAACGGAACGAAAAGAAGTTCGCTGCGCGAACCGCACACGCGAAAAAAAATCGCAGCCGAAGTTGATATCTCGGCAACCGGTAGAACTGTTATCACACGATGTCGGTCTCCAGCACTACCACCCAGGTCTCGGTCACCCTGAATGCTCCGTTGCAATCGGTGAACATTCCGTTCGCGTTCTACGACCCGAGCGACCTAGTGGTCACGGTAGGCGGCGCGTTGCAGACGCGAAACACCCACTACACCGTCACCGGTGGCAACGGGTCGACCGGCAGCATCACCATGATGGCAGCCGGTCCATCGTCGGGATCGCTGTTGTGTTATCGGTTGGTTCCGAACACTCAGCCTCTCGACCTGACGCAGGGCGGGCCTATGCCTCCTGAGGAGATCGAGAAGTCTCTCGACCGGCTGACCTACATCGCCCAGCAACTCTCTGCCCTGCTCGACATCGCCGTCCGCTATGCGCCGGGAACCGCAGCCCAGACGCCTCTAGCTCTCGGCACGGTCCCTGCCGTTGTTGGCACGAGCGGAAACGGGACAACGTCGATGCTCACCATCGACGCCCTGATCGAACTCCTCAATCTCGACGGTGCGGTGGTGGATCGTCCGCTCAAGACGTTTGCCGATGCCGCAGGCAGGGCAGCCTCCGTCCCGGACTTCGTTGGTCAACTCGGGGTCCAACTCGACCTGATCGCATCTCCCCGGCTTGCCTCCCTCTACGTCGCTACGGCGGGCACTGCCGGGTCTTGGTCCGTGATCAACATCACGACCAACTCGATCCCTGAGCTTGCCATCACGAACGGCAAGCTGGCCGAGCTCTGCGTGACTGGTGCCAAGGTCGCAGAGGCTACCCTGGCGGCTTCCAAGCTTATCGCCGGGGATCGCCCTGCCCGGGTCTTTGCCAATGCCGCAGCCAGGACGGCAGCCACGCCCGACTTCATCGGTCAGCTTGCAGTGCAGGTTGACTTGATCGCATCCCCCCGGCTTGCCTCGGTCTACATCGGCAGCGCACTCTCTGCCGGTTCCTGGGTGGTCATCGATATCACGAGCAACTCGATCCCCGACCTCGCCATCACCACCGGCAAGATTAACGACCTTGCTGTCAATAATGGCAAGGTCGCCGACCTTGCCATTACCAATCCCAAGGTGGCTGCCGCAACCCTGACCGGCGACAAGCTGGTAGGGCTGCCGTGGCTTCGCAAATCAGAATTCGTCCTCACGTCCGGCATCGATGCCACGTTCACTCCTACCGCTGGAGTCCGTGCTTTGCTTGTGCGGGTATGGGGGGCTGGAGGTGGTGCCGGTGGGATTCCTGCCCCAAGCGGTGCAGGCAGTTCGGCGGTCGGTGGTTCTGGCGGCGGAGGGGGTTATGCTGAGAAACTTATCCCCATCAACCCTGCCCATACCTACAAGTATACCATCGGAGCCGGTGGCTCTGGTGGTGCGGCTGGCGCGATTGCTGGGACTGCGGGTGGAGCTACTACCTTCTTCGAGGGGGTGAGCGGCACGACTGCTGTGGTGCGGGCCACCGGAGGAGCCCTTGGAGCCGCAGGGAACGTGACCACTTTCAACACCATCAATGGTGGAGCCCTCGCAGGAGTTGGCAACCTGGGCGACATCCTTCTCAACGGTCGCGCCGCTACGCCACGGTCCACGATCATTAACGGTGCTATTGGCCTGCCGTCCTTCCCCGGGTGCGCCCCCTTCTTCGAGGGTGGTCGTTCGCCAGCCGATAATGCGGACGGCATCGTAGGCAACAATTACGGGGTCGGTGGTTCCGCCCCATTCAGTGCCGGTGGAAGCACTGCTCGTGCGGGTGGCAATGGAGCCCCCGGAGTGATCATCATTACCGAATTCTTCTAAGCCATGAAAACCGTCATCATCGACCGGGCCGCGCAAGTGGTCGTCAACGTAGGGACCGGGGAACCTGAGTCTAACCCAGCAGACCGTGGGCAGATCTACCTCGTCGTCGAGGATGACTTCTACGTAGGCCCAGGGTTCGAGTTAGTCGGACCATCTTCGAATCGCGCTGTCTGGCAGGGTTTGTCCGAGGGGCAATCCTTGGTCCCGCCGGTGTCTGAGGAGCAACAACCAAACCAAGAAACATAAGCCATGCAAGTCTTCACCATTATCCTGACCGCATTCCGTGGTCTCAAACTCGTCGAGATCGCACAGATCCTCCATGCAGGGTTCAATGCCCTGAGCCCTGACCAGAAGGACGCCTTCGTCGATGCCGTTGAGAAGCACATCGCCACCAATCAAGCGGCGAGACCCATCCTTCGCCGGGAGATCGCCCTGCGTTCCTTGACTGCCTTCCGTGCTCTGATCGGAGTTCCCGATGAGGAGGGGGAGGACCAGTTGAATCCGGTCTGACCAAGAAGATGAGCGACGAGGACGAAGTCATCACCGGTAGCGTCAAGACTTCATTCCACGAACTGTTCACGAGAACAGGGCGAATGGATCAAGACTTGACCCGTCTTGACACCGAGGTCAAGGGGGTGCGTTCGGACTTGGTCGAGATCAAGACACTACTAACCACCAAGCTCAACAAGGGAACCGATTGGAACATCCCTATCGCTGCCGCCATCCTCGTCCTGGCGATCTGCGGCGGTGTCGGCAAAATGGCAGTCGATCCCTTGGTGGGTCGCATCGCCTCTCTTGAGGCTGAGCAACTTGAGCACCGCAAGAGTGCTGTCCTTGTTGCGACTCTGGCCGAGCGCAGCCGGTGGCAGACGTTCGCAATCACGGGAGAGATGGGTGAGTGATAGGGTCACCAAGGCACTTATCCATCGCCTATCAGACCCTGACTGGCGCATCAGGAACCTCTACACCATCGTCAACGAGGATGCCCAGGTCATCCCGTTCCGGCCAAACTCGGGCCAGGATTGGTTCTTCGAGGAGCATTCGTGGTGGACCCTGATCGTCAAGGCGAGACGCCTGGGGTTCTCCACTGCCATCGACCTCAAGGGGTTGGATCGGGCGATCTTTAACCCGCGCCAGAACGTCGGCCTGATCGACTTCAAACTGCCGGACGCTCGGAAGAAGTTGGCGGGCATGGCATTTTCTTACGACACCATCGGGCGAAACATCCCAGGTCTCGAAGTAGAACAAGGCATGGCAGTCAATGCCTGGATCAAGGACCGGTTCCCCTGCGATCCAACCACGGACGAACTGAAGTTCGGGAACAAGTCAGTCTTCTCTTGCTCGACCACATTCCGTGGAGGTGCTTTGCAGTATCTCCACGTCTCGGAGTTCGGACCTCTCGCTATGGCTCGCCCGCAGGACGCGAAGGATATCCTGACCGGCGCACTGCCTGCGGTGGGGAAGGGGAACATGGCATTCTTCGAAAGCACCCACAAGGGTGGGAAGTCCGGGCCCCACTACGACCTGATCAAGGAAGCGATGGCAAGGCAAGGACAATACCACAACGAGCGGCAGTTCAAGATGCTGTTCTTCCCCTTCCAGCGCAACCCCAAGAACGCACTCGATCCTCGCACAATCACCATTAGGAAGGACGAGGCTCAGATCTTCGCTGAGTGGGAGAACAGAGGAATCCGGCTGACACCAGAGCAAAAGGCATTCTGGGCGAACGAGTTCCGCACCCTCAAGGAGGACACCTTCCGAGAGTTCCCGGCAGAGCTTGCCGACGTCTTCCGCGCCCCGGTCGAGGGGTCTATCTACGGTGATCGGCTCACCCGGCTGCAATCCGATGGTAGGCTCTGCCAGTTCCCGGTGCAGGGTCGCTATCCCTGCGTCGTGGCATGGGATCTGGGTCAGGCCGATGCAATGTCTATGTGGTGCATTCAGGTCACCAAGACCGACATTCGCCTGCTGAACTACTATCAGGCATCCGGGGAACCCGTGGAGCACTTCGCCAGGAAGGTGGAGGAGTGGAAGCTGCGCTACCCCATCACGAAGCACCTCTTCCCTCACGATGCCAACCACCGTTCCAAGTCGGGCCGGACCTTCGTGGGTGATGCCAGGGAGGCAGGAATCACCCCGGCTACCGTGGTGCCGGTCACCCCTGACATCTACATCGGGATCAACCAGGGGCGGAACCTCCTCGACATCGTCCTTGTCCATGAGGATGCGCAGCAGGGGTTCGACCTCCTGGCAGGATATCGCAAGCCGGTGGTCGCCGATGGTGTCACACTGCGGTCGATGCCGATCCACGACCACACCTCACACTGTGCCGACGCATGGCGCACCTTCGTCGAAGCATACAGTCAGGGACTTGTCTCACCGCATGACATGGCAGTCCGGCACCGCAACGTCCACGCCGAGGGAGGGTCGATCTTAGCATGAATCTAAACAATAGACCCTATGAAAGGGCATCGATAATCTGGCACCAAGAGAAGTGTGCCAGGACATTCGAGGAGGAGATCGGGGTTCTGTTCATAACCGGCACCATCATCAGCACACCCGCATTCTTCGGTGCCATGCGCCCAGTCTGCTCGACCTGGGACTACGACATCGCCACCGATCCAATCTATGTGGCTGAGCCGGGGCAGGCAGATTGCTGGCACGTCCACATTGCGGCTGGGGACTGGCGTTATGGCATGAGGTTTCTGCTAGAGAATCCGCTTGCATTCGTCCAGTTCGAGCGAAATAACTGCCTCCGCATCTACGAGACGGACAAGTTCGTCCGGCGAATGGCTTAACATGATACTCACACCATCCATCCACGCCTCACACAACGCACCGTTCTTCGGTGATGCACCCTTTCATGTCCTCGACATCGCTGCCTATAAGGGGGGCGGATCGAGCGCACCCAGGAGGGGGACGAGCAAGAGTCCCACGAAGGAGAAAGAGCGCAAGGTTATCGCCCCTCCTCGTCCCGGTGCCGTCAAGGCGACACTGCCGGATGCACTCAAGAAGCCGCCCGAGGCTCCGGTAGTGGCTCCTGTCACTGTGCCGACCACACCCCCTCCGGGTCCAGTCGCTCCCGTGGTGCCACCGGCAGCCCAGGTCATGGGTCTCACCACCACTGGAGAGGACGCAAAGCGTCGTCGCCGTCAAGGCATCCTGGCTGCGATTGGTCAAGCTGGTGACAGCGGAGGCTACAAGCTCGGAATGGGAGGGAGGCTAGGATCATGATCGCCACAGAACTCAAGCGCACGTTCGACAGCCTGGAGACAAAGGCAATCCCGTGGCGCAGCCGGTGGCAGGAGATCGCAAAATACATCCAGCCTCGCCGGTATCACGATCTGACGTCCAGTCCGATGGGCAACACCCTGCCGGACACCACGATCCACGCTGACCTCTTCGACGCGACCGGTGTGGAGTCCAACCTGACGATGGCACAGGGCTGCCTCGCATGGCTGACACCGAGGGAGACCAAGTGGTTCGCGTTCACTGCCCCTGCTGGAGTCGAGGCGAATGAAGAGGTGGACAACTGGCTGGGTAAATGCACCGAGGTCGCTCGGGACTACCTGACAAAGTCAAACTTCTATACTGCGATCTTTGAGATCTACCTCGACCGGAGCGCATTCGCGACCGCATGCCTATCCAAGTTCTGGCTGCCCCAGGACGAGAGATTCCAGTTCCGCTCTGAGCCTGCCTTCGTATGCGCCGAGGGTGAGGACGACATCGTGGACACCGTGTTCATCCGCCGGTGCTACTCACACCGGCAGGCTGTCGGGATCTTCGGTGCTGAGAACCTCCCCAAGGACGTGCAGGATGCAGCCCAGGATCCTGTCAGGCAGTTCGACACCGACTTCTACATCCACGGTGTCCGGCCCAACCCTGACTACGACCCTACCAGTCTTCTCTGGAAGCATATGCCCTACCTCTCGACATGGTTCCACCATGCAACCGGGCACATCGTGTCCGAGGGGGGAGGGGAGGAGAACTGCTACCTCGTCACCCGGTTCCTGACGGCATCCTCCAACAACCCCATGGAACCCTACGGATGGGGTCCAGGCAATGTCTCTCTGCCAGTCCTCAAGCAACTGAACAAGCTGGAGCGCAGCCAGGATGCCCTGGTTGACATCATGCTCAACCCTCGGGTGCTCGTGCCGACCAATCTGGTGGGTAAGGTAGACTTCCGGCCCGGTGGTCGCACCGTTATGCCAGAGGGTGAGCAGCAGCCCAAGGAGTGGTTGACCCAGGCCCGGGGAGACTACGGTGCAGAGCGTGCCGAGGAGAAGCGAAAGCAGGTTCGCAAGGCATTCATGGTGGACCTGTTCGAGATGTTCGCTGCCCTCGATCAGACCAACATGACCGCAACCGAGGTCCAGGCAAGGCTCGGTGAAAAGCTGGACCGTGCCTCGCCAACCTTCGATCTGTTCTCTGTCGAGATCCTCGCCCCCCTCGGTGCCTGGATGTTCCGGGTTCTCTTCGAAGCTGGGAAGTTCCCTGACCAAGTCCCGGATGAGTTGAAGCGCCAAGGACCGGACGGTGAGTTCCTGGCCGTGCCTAACGTCACCTTCTCGAACCGGATGGCACTGGCAATCCAGGCGACCCAGGATCATGCGGCTCTACAATCCCTTGGTGCTGTCATGCCGTTGGCAGAGGCTGACCCAGAGGTTCTTGACCGGTTCGACATCCCACAAATTGCGGTAGACTACTTCAAGGGATCGGGTGCCAAGTTCGACCGGGTCCGCAGCAAGGCTGACGTGCAACGAATCAAGACCCAGAGGGCAATGACCCAGGCTGCCATGATGCAAGCCCAGGCTGACCAAGGACTACCACCGGCATGACATCGACACCGAAAGAGATGACCGAGGAAGAGCGCATCTCCCTGGCGAGAGTGCTGTCCGCTTTCCGTGGATCCCGGCACTACAAGGGCATCATCGACTTCCTCGAGGGGGAGGCATGCATCGGGCAGGGTCCGTTTGATGCAGCCAAGTTTGATCCCTACCGTGCAGCCTACATCGAAGGCATGCAGGCAATCGTGAAGATCCTGAAAATCGAATCCGAAACAGCAAGAATCTATGTCTGATCCAACCACACCACCACCAGTCGTTCCGCCGGTCACGCCACCGGCGGTTACCCCTCCTGTCATCAACACCGTTCCCGATGGACCGTTCGCCGGTTATGTCGGGCCCGATGGCAAGTTCAAGGAGAACTGGGCAGATAGCCTGCCCGACAACCTCAAACCTACCTCTGCGACCATCGCGAAGTATGGCACCCTCGGCGACGTGTTCACTGAGTTGCACCGGGTCAAGTCCCTCGGTGACACCGGAGTCAAGATCCATGCCGACTGGAGCAAGGCCGCCCCGGAAGAACTCGCATCCTACCGGACTGCCATCGGCGCACCGGCAGAGGCTGCGGGCTACGGTCTCCACACTGCCCCGGAAGGGTTCGCCGGTGAATGGGACTCAGAGTTCGGTCAGGCTATCGCCGAGGTGATGCACAAGCACAACGTCCCTGGAGCAATGGCAGGGCAACTGATCGCCCTGGAGGCTGCCCGTGCCGCCAAGGCGGAGGCTGCTGCTGACGCTGCCCACAAGGCGCACACCGAAGCCCAGGTCGCCATCCTCACCAAGAAGTGGGGTGCTGAGACTCCGAAGTTTGTGGCGCAGGCAACCGCAGTCGCAACCAAGTTCGGGATCGATCTCGATGCCCACAATGATGCCAACCTGATCGAGGTGTTCCAGAAACTCCACGACTGGACTACCGCAGATCCTAAGATGCGGACGGCAATCGGTCTTCCTGCCGAGGCATTGGCGATCATGGCAGAGAACCCTCGGGCGCACGGGCTGGATATCATCCGCAACCCGTCGAACCCCTGGCATTCCCGCTATCACGCTAACGATCCGGCTGCGATCAAGATGGTCGATGAATTGTTCGCGAAGGCGCATCAACAATAATTCGAGAAAAATCTTGCATCGCCGAAATGGCGATAAATGGATTCATCGACTCTAACAGAACCAGCACCTTGAAAACCAACTACTGAGACCATGGCCAATATCCCAACCACCGTCCAACAGCACGGACCTCATACTGTCGTCACTGGCGTCTATGCCGCTACCTACACGCTTGATGCGTCCACGGTTCCGGTCATTGCCGATGTGGCTATCGCACTCACCGGCAACCTTGCTTTGCAAGCTCCGACCAACCCGAAGCCTGGGCAACGCATCCGGTTCTGGCTCACTGCCAGCGCAGCCAACCGCACCTTGACTCTCAACGCTGCGGTCAAGTCGCCTGCCTTGTTGGACGTCGCGGGTGCCGGTGCTGGTATCATCGCCACGGGCAAGGTCCGTATGGTCGAAATCGCCCACAACGGCACTGAGTGGCACGTCGTCAATCAGACGCAAGCCGTCTAATCTACTCACGAAACCCGAACACAAACTAACGCACTAACATGAGTCAAGCTGTTACCAACCTACCAAGCCACTTCATTGACCTGTTCAATGAGAACTGGGGCATGCAAGCACAGCAGATGCTGTCTCGCATGAAAGCCTACGTCACCCTTGAATCCAGCCATAACGGCGGGCGAAAGCGGTTCGACGATTTCGACCAAGACGATGCGGTTGAGGAAATCACCGTCCGAGCCGGGACCACTGTCCGCAGTGATCTCACTTCCAGCAGTCGTTGGTTGAGCGTCAAGCCCTACGCATCCACCAAGGTTATCGATGAGTGGGACGACGTTCAGCTTGCCGCCCTTGGCCGCCCTGACAGTTCAGTTCTAGCCTTGATCCAGGCCAACATGGAACGGCTTGTGGACAAGCGGATCTTCGCTGCCCTTGAAGGCCCTGCGATTACCGGCGACGACGGGACCGGCCCTGCCGCGACGTTTCCTGCTGCCCAGACCGTCGCTCGCGACTATGTCCGCAGTGGAACCGCCGCCAACTCGGGATTGACCTTGGACAAGCTGCGCCGGGTCAAGTCCATCTTCGGGATCAACGAAGTCGTTGGATCTGGGATTGCCCAGAATCGCGATACCAAGATCATTATGGCAGTTAGCCAGACCGATCTGGACTCGCTGCTTACTGAGACCGAGGTGACCAGTGCCGACTACAACAACGTCCAGCCTCTCGTCAGCGGGCAGGTTGATGAGTTTCTTGGCATCAAGTTCATCCGCTCCGAGCAGTTGACCACTTCCGGTAGCGTTCGCAACCTCTTGGCGTGGGTGCCCTCCGCTGTCCACTTCTTCTTCGGAGACCAACGGACGCACATCGATCCTCTGCCCGAGAACTCCCACGCCCGTCAGATCCGTGCCGTTGCCCGTATGGGTGGCGTCCGGCGCTATGACAAGAAGGTCGTGATGGTCAAGGTCAACGAGTAACCCTTTCTTGTTGGGTGATGTCGGGGGGCAAGTGTTGGGAGACGCTTGCCCCCTTCTTTTTAGCTCTCTCCATCTAACGCCATGACCAAGACCGCAATCTGTAACCTTGCCTTGTCCAAGCTGGGGGCATCACCTATCGTCAGCACCGGTGAGAACACCGTGAACGCTGAGCATCTGCGGACCCACTACGACGCAGTCCTGGCAGAGGTGCTGCGGAAGGCACCCTGGTCCTTTGCTATTGCCAGGGCACTCGCTCCCGGCCTTGACGCTCCAGCCTGGGGGTGGTCGAAAGCCTACCAGATCCCATTCGGGTGCATCCACATCCTTGAGGTCAACAGCTACAGCACCGAGGACTCGGTCGATCCACCGTTCGAGATCGAGGGTGGCAAGATCCTATGTGATGCAGATTCGTGCCGGGTCCGCTATGTGAAGTTGGAGGAGGACACCTCCACCTACCCAGGCGACTTCACCGAACTGTTCGCCACTATGCTCGCAGCCAGGATCTGCCCGGGCATCACCGGAGACTCTGGCAAGGCCGCTCAACTTGAGGGGCATGCCCTATCATACCTCCTGCCGAATGCGATCCAGCAGGGAGTCAATGAGTCCCGACCCTACCGGGTGGACCTTGTGGCTCAGTCAGACCTCGTCCGCTCACGTTACCAATGAACTCACCCGTCTACTCATTCAACGGTGGCGAGATCTCTCGTCGCCTATGGGGGCGCACCGACATGCCTCGGTATCTCTCCAGCGTCGATGAACTGACCAACACGCTGACGCTACCCTACGGGGGAATCACTCGTCGTCCTGGCATGGAGCATATCGCAGTCTGGAACAACGCCAGCTTGCGATTGATCGACTTCCGCTACTCCGCCGGAACCGCATTCATCATCGCATTCGGTGACCTCAAGATCAGGTTCTACTCTAACGGGACGCCTGTGCTCAGTGGGGGAATCCCGCTCGAATTAGAGTCACCGTATCCAGCGGATGACCTCGCCGACATCCGCGCCGAGCAGATTCTGGATGCGGTTTACCTGACCCACCCACGCTACCCGCAACAGAGACTCTTCAGGGTGACCGACACAAACTGGACGCTGACTGAGATGTCGATCTCGTCCTACCCATTCAAGGATGTTAATACGACTGCCACGACTATCCGGCCAAGCGCAACCACCGGGAACATCACCCTGACCGCATCGGCAGCCACCTTCGACCCTACTCACGTCGGCAGCCGGTGGAGGATCGGCCACGTCCGAGCAGTGAACGCGGTGAACAAGGTGATCACCTCGACAGGCACCTCGTCCTCGATTCTGGTCCAGGGAGACTACACCTTCCGAACGACCGGCGTGTGGGCTGCCGGATTGGCACTTGAATCGTCCTCTGACAATGGCGCGACGTGGGTCACGCTAGGGTCATGGATCGGAACGAGCGACTACAACGTCGAGGTCAACGAATCAAGCAAGGAGCCTCGACTGCTTCGGGCGAACGTCACATCCTTCACCTCGGCCACGGGCAGTCCGGTGGTGTCGATTGACTCTCGCAATCCAATGATCTACGGCACTGCGGTCGTCACCGCGTTCACGTCGTCAACCGTGGTCAATGCCACCGTCGAGGACGCCTTCCACTCTACCTCAGCAACCGAGGCGTGGGCAGAGGGTTCTTGGAGCGACCGGAGTGGATATCCTCGGCAAGTCATCCTGCACGACGGTCGTCTCTATTTCGCCGGGACGGTGGCGGAACCGCTTACCTACTGGGGCAGTGCCGTCGATGACTTCGGGATGTTCGGTCGCTTTGCTGGAGCCCCTGACCTTGGCATCAGACGCCAGCTATACTCACCGACCGCAGACCAGATCCAGTGGTTAGCCTCCCGCAACGGAGCCTTGATCATCGGAACCGCCGGTGATGAATGGGTGGTGCAATACGAGGGTGATCCCGTCAATGCCATTGCACGTCGCTCCAGTTCCTACGGATCGAATGCCGTGGGCGTGGTAGAACTCAATGACAGCTTGCTCTTTGTGGAGCGTCGAGGTCGCCGAGTCAGGGACTACATTGGTCTCGACACCAGCAACGACGACCTTGCGCGGGATCCATTCTCCGCCGGTGACCTGACTCTCGTGGCAGAGCACATCACCAGGGAAGGAATCACCCAGATGGCAGTCTCAAAGGAACCTGACCCTGTCCTATGGTGCGTCGTCGGTGGGAACCTGATCGGTCTCAACTACGACCGAACCCAGAGCGTGATGGGTTGGCACCGGCACACCACCGAGGGGACGATTCTGAGCGTGGCAGTGATCCCAGGCCAAGTCAATGATGAGATCTGGCTGGCTGTCCTTCGCGATGGCACCACGCGCATCGAGAGGCTGCACCCGACCACCCCTGACCGTGCGCTGGACAACATCCCGGCGGAGTGCCTCTACTGGGATTCTGGTCTCCTGATCGTGCAGTCCTCCAGCACTACCGTCACCGGTCTCTCGCACCTCAACGGAAAGACGGTCTCCGTCAACGTGGACGGTGGTTCTCACCCCACGAGGGTGGTGTCAGGGGGATCGATCACCCTGGCCAGGGCGGGCACCAAGATCGCAGTCGGTCTGCCATTCACCTCAACGATGGAGACCCTGCCACTGGTCGCGCAGTCGGAGAGAGGATCGTCCCGGCACTTCATCGCCAGGATCAACCAAGTGATCATCGAGGTCTACAACACCTTCGGGCTGCAATACTCGGACGCGACCAGAGAGCAGTGGTATGAATGCCAGTCCCACATTGGGAGCAACGACCCGAATATCCCGCCACCGTTGCAGACTGGACCTCTGAAACTCACCGTCGCCGGTGGTCATGATAGGCAGCCGCGTCTGAAGTTCCGGCAGAACAATGGTCTCCCCGGAACCATGCTCTGCATGACTGTGAATTGGGATCAGACGGAAGCCTTGTAATACTTGGAAATCCAAGTTGTGGTAAATCGACTCAGTGCTAGGGATGGCGCTGAGCTATGCCCTTTCCACTCATTGCACTAGCAGGAACCTCAATCGCTTCCTCCGTCATTGGCGGACTCGGTCAGAATAAAGCTGCAAAGAATTCTGCGGCATCGACCATCGCAGCCGCACTGATCGAGCGTCAGGCAGCCGAGGACAACAAGGGGATCTTTTACGAGCGTGCCTCGGTGGCAGATGCCAATGCTGCGCATGCCGAGTGGGCTGGGAGGTTCCAGGCTACCCGTCTACGGGAGCAGGCAAAGATCAACGCCGAGTTGGCGGGCATCGACTATCGTGAGACCGTCAGGGCTGCCGATGTAGTCCGCCAGAATTCCGCTCGTGCCTTGCAGTTCGCCTACACCAAGGCGGCAGAGTTAGACGTTGAGGCTGGGATCAATGACAAGGCCGGGAGCGAGGCTGCCTACAGGCAGTGGAGATCCGGTCAGCAGTTCCTCGGGGGGCAGAGAGTCAAGACCGCACAGGCTGGGTTCGTGGAGACCGGCAGCGAGTTGGATCTGCTGATGGAGTCTGCTGCCAATCTGGAGACCGAGCGTCTCGACATCCTCACATCTAGCGCACGGGAGTCCCGCCGCATCCGGTTTGCTGGTGAGATGACACGATACGAGGGGCACGTCGCAGCCTGGGATGGGGCAGAGCAAGAGCGGAACCTGCGGTTTACCGCTGAGCTAGGAAAGTTCGATGCCAACATCGACGAATGGAACACCAATCAGGAAGCAGTCATCGCCTTACAGAAGGGCAAGATGGATGGTTACAACCTCAGGTCTGAGGCTAGAGACCTCCGCCGTCAAGGTGACCTGACTGCCAAGGAGGGCAGGGCACGCTATGCCGCCGGTGTGACTGGTGCCGCAGCAACCCGCACGCAGGGTCGTCTCGGTGTTGTGTCAGCGATTGGCGATGCTGCCTACAGAGGTGCGACACTCAGAGGGTAATTGTTATGGCAAAAGAACGGCAACTCATTCGAATCCCGAATGCTCCCAATCCAGGAGGAGGTCTGTCTCAGATCATGCCTGGGGTAGGGGACGCGCAACGTCAGGTCCAGCCGGTCAAGGCCGGACGCATCCGTCTCAGCACTGCCGCCCCTGCGGGCGAGGTGCGCCAAGGCGGGGTCATTCAGGACGGGGCAGCCCTATCCCTAGCCGAACGTGCCCAGGCAGAGGCATCCCTCTCTGTGGGACGTGCTGCGGCTAACGCAGTGGGTGCTATCGGTGAGGGGCTGTCTGCCATCGGCAAGAAAGTGCTCCACGCCAGGGAGACTGCCGAACTCATCGAGGCAGATCAACGCATGTCCGAAGCGTGGGAACTCTATGCTGCTGCCCTGCCGGAAGACCCATCTTCCTGGGAGGAGGGGCGCAAGGCGAAATCTGACGCAGTCAGGGCATCCCTCCTCGATCCTAACCTCAAGCGCAGCCGGTCGGTCACCCGCAAGCTGGAGCGCAACCTCCAAGCCTGGGACGCAGAGACGTCCACCCGGCTGGGCTCAATGGCGATGCGTCAGGAAATCGCTATCGCCAAGCTCAAGAGCAGGGCGGCCCAGGACTATGCGGTCGAGAATGGCGACATGGAAAAGTTTGCCGAGGTCTCCGCTGCCATGGTAAAAGCCGGTCTATCAACGCCAGAACTTGAGGGCATTCGCATGCGTGATGCCGATGCCAAGATCGGCAGGACCGTGCTCAGCCGGACGGCAGAGACCGACCCCTGGAGAGCAGAGGAGATTCTCAAGGCAGTGAAGATGCCCTGGATGACCGAGAATGACCGTTACAAGTTCGGCAGGTATATCGAGGAGCAGAAGGGCAGGGTCACCAGGGATGGTGTCGAGAACATCGCTTTCTCTCTCGACCAGTATCCTGACATGGACGAGACGACGTTCAACCAACTGCTGGACAGCGTCAAGGGTCTCTCGAACGAGCACCGGAAAACCTTCAGGGATCAGTGGATGGACGGCAGCAAACCGGACTTTGATCAGATCTACGCTCTGCGTGACGAGATCACTAAGACCATGACGGCAGGGACACCTCTGCACGAGAGGTATGCCATGGAGACCCGGATCGCAGCCGAGATCCCTCCGAAGTTCCGGGGTTACATGAAGCAGGTTCTCAGCGGGTCCATGAGCGAAGGGACCGACCCTGTCTTGCGTCACGGTCATGAACTGATTAGCTCGATGGTCAAGTCTTACCTGCCAAGAGCGGATGCCTTCGAGGCTAAGAAATTCGAACTCCTGACCTCCCAGGAATATTCCGACTGGCGCATCGCCCATCCTGACGCAACCCTCAAGCAAGGCCAGGAATTCCTTGAGGCACTAGGTGTCACTATGAGGGATTCGAGGGACGCCTACAACCTGATCGGTGCCCCTGGTGTGTTCGATCCGAACGCAATGAAGTTCTCCACCCCTGATGGACAGACCCGTGGGTTCGACACCCTGGCTCCAATAGCGACACCACCCTGGTGGAAATTCAAGGCATATTCTACCCAAGACAAATGAACCCAGATCCTTACACTGACCCAAGAGTCAACCTCAACAAGAGTCCGTCCCGGGTAGATGCCCCTGTGTCATGGGACGACATTCGTGCGGCTAAAGCTTACCAAGAGGGTGATGCTGCAACTCGCATGGCACTGCTTACCAACTATACTGGGCAGGCTGCGAAATACATGATCCAGCACGGAGCGGATCCCGTCGCGACCGAGAAGCGATTCAAGGAGTTCTTTAACCAATGGAGAATGAATGCCATCGACAACGATGTCCCTGGCTACGAGAGTGCAACATCCTCACTGGTTACCTCGATCTCCGACTTGTTCGCCTCGGGAATCGAGGGTGCGGGAACGATGGCTGCGGTTCCTCACGAGGAGAATGGCAAGGACTATTCCACGTTCCAAGGTGCCAAGGCTAACGTCCTGGCGAGATACCAAGCCACGAAGAGTGGGGCGGCAATGCAGAATGGTGACTACCTGACTGCATTCACGACCATGTTCACGGACGCAGAATCGTTCGCTGAGACCTATCGATACAACGAGGCAGCCACCGGATACATCGTGCGGGAAATCGGTCGTCGCCTCGGAGCCGGGACGAAGTCCAAGGTCGAGGAGACCCTGCGCAAGAACCCCGCCCTGGCGGAGACGTTCCTATTCGGTGACCTTCCGGCAGGATTCGGATCTGCGCTAGGGTTCATCACCGCCGGTGCCGCCACCGGGGGCGTAGGCACGATTGGTCTCGGTGTCACCTCGCAGGCTGCCAGTGGCTACAACGCAGCCACCGAGGCGGGACTCGACGCTGACGGGCGCAGAATTCAGACCTACGTCCAGGCTGCCATCGGATCGCTCGAAGGTCTCGGGCTAGGCGGTGTCGGCGGCAAGATTTTCCAGGCAACGCCGGTCGGCAAGATGGTTGCGTCAACGGTAGGCAAATACGTCGAGACCGGTCTCGGTCGGGCGATCTTCAGTGGGTTCGGGGAAACGGCGCAGGAATTGTCCTCCCAGTTCCTCGTCGACCTCTCCGAGAAGGTAGGCGGCGTTGATCCTGACCGTGTCCTCCTCGACCCTGAGAAGATGATGCGGACTGCGGGAGTCGCATTCCTGACCGGCGCAGCAATGCACGGCATGGAACGCTCTGACAAGGTCATCATGATGAAGGCTCAGCGGGCGATGAACACCATCACCATCGAGACTGCATCCCAGATCCTTGATGGTTCCCACCCTGCTGTCCGTCACATGAATCGAATGCTTGCCTCCGCCTCGGATGAGGTGGTAGCCGAGGAAGGGCGCAAGATGCTGAGCGAATGGCAGGGCAATGCCCGCGCCCTGCTGGAGGCAGCGACCGAGAATGATGCTCACATCTCCGATGCTGCCAGGGTCGAAGGTCTCAAGCCGGATCTGTCCGAGGTCACCTCTGACAAGGACGCTGAGGTCGATGAGACCGCACCACCGAAGCACGTCCTGACCGGCATCATGGAGGACGCTGACGTCATCACCCTGCGGGACAGCGACGAGGAGGCATTCCGCAAGCAGTGGAGCGTCATCCCTCCCGCGAAGCGCACCGAGATCCGCACGGCACTGGGTGTCGATGGCAAGGCGGGAGTCGGCAAGGTGTTTGCGGCATTCCAGGCGCAGACCAAGGACGTGGCAGTCGAGCCGGACCTCGAAACCCTGGCTCTGACCGACCTCGTGAACTACTACGACCGGCTGGACGACCGGCGCGGGATCGCACGCAGCGAGGTCACGATCTACGGCACCGAGCAGGAACTGATCGACGTTACCATGGCAGCGTCGAGCGACGGCATGGTCGCCGCCCTGGACGCCGCTACGGCACCCATGCGCGAGGGCACGGAGCGGACCACCGAGTCCCTCCTGGCAGAGTTCCAAGTCTTCGGCAGCAACTGGACCGAAGTCCGGGACGGCATCAAGAAGGCAGTCATCGCACTCCGTAAGGGTTCCCGGCCTGACCACCTTGTCAGGGAAAAATCCCAAGAGTGGGTGAAGCGTGGGCTGGCTGACGGCAACGTCACCATGGAGGATCTCCGCGCATGGAGAGCATCGCTCGAGAAGTTCGCCGGTGCAGAGTCCTCTCACCTCGCCACCCCCGAGGGGATGGTCGAGTGGTTCTCTGACGCTGCCCTCGACTACCTCGTCGGCAAGTCCGTCGAGACCAAGACCATGCCCAAGAGCGTGCGTGAATTCCTCACCATGCTCGCAGCCTGGAGCAAGGAGATCATGCACCGGGCAATCGGACTTCAGAAGGCGATTGCCGGTGGTGCCGTCGCTCCACGGTTCGAGTCTGCCCTGGCGCAGTCCTCCGGTTTGCAGACCGGCGCGACGTTCAACCCCTATGCTGGGCTGACCAACGACGAAGCTGGGCAACTTGCCAAGTTGCTGCCCCTCACCCCGGAGAAGGCGGATGCATACCTTCGCAAGAATCCTGATACCCCGGACGCTGTCATCACTGCCTATGCGGAGAACCTCCGCCGGTCGAAGGCACCAACCTCAGTCGGTCCTACCCTGTCCGTTGGTGATAAGAAAAGTGATCAGGTTATGCCGATGTCCTCGATCAACCTGTTGCACGGCCCGACCGAGAGAGTGAAGCGTTCCCACCAGAACGCTGCCGTCCACCTCAAGGAGCAGGCAATCGAATACTGGGGCGAGATCATCACCGCAGCCACGATCACCCCGGAGCAACTGGAGGAGATCACGGTCAACGCACTGCTGGAGGTCGAGACCGAGTTGGCTGCGTCAGGTAAGAATGCCGCCAACTGGTATACAAGTTCGGTTAGGGATGCCATGGCTATCGCAGCAGTGGTTCACCCCGAGATGCAGAGTGATGAGATGGCAGGCGAGGTGTTCGAGGGCAAGGCTAGGAACGCGAAGATGATGTTCTTCCTGGCCATGGCGATCACCTCCCAGAATCTGGCGGTGTCGATGAACACGGTGTGCGCCGAGGAGCAGTTTGCTATCTTCAAGAGCACCGGCAAGTTCGACCCGGCACGCAAGTATGGCACCAAGGCACCATCGATCTCAGCCAACCTGAAACTGGCTGACCAGATGCTGGGCTTGGTAGGGTTCGACGGTCTCTACAACATCATCGACAAGGAGGACTACAAGGTCAGGGAGTTGGAGGATCTGATCACCGACCTGACCGGCAAACTGGTAACCATCGCAGGCAAGCCTGATGACATCGTCAGTGGTGCCGCAATCTTCGGCCCGAAGATCGGGCAAGGGTTCTTGCAGAACCTCATGGGGAAATTCAACCCCGTCACCATTGACCTCTGGATGCGTCGGACCTGGGGACGCTGGACCGGCGACGTGATCTCTGACAAGATCACCGGACGGCAGGCTGCCCGTCTCATCAACTCGTTGAACGAGGCAGGGATGCCGCTACCCAAGGGGCTCCGCAAGAAGGTAGTCAATGAGGTTCGGACCAAGGCAGGGAAGCTGAAGTCGCCCGAGGTCGCCGAGGAGGACATGACCGGCCTCGATGTTCTCCAACTCCAGAAGGATGCCAAGGTTCTTGTTCAGACCTGGGAGAAGGTCTACAAGCTGTTCCGTGAGTCTCGTCCCCCCACGCAGGAGGAGAAGGATGCATTCCTGGCAGGAGAGATCACCCCCGACCAACTGGAGCGGGCACGGTTCGTGGCTGCCAGGATCACCAAGGATGAGATCGCTGCCCTTCGGAACGGCACCCTGCCGATCCTCGAACTGGCTGCCAGGATCACCAAGCTACAGGACAAAGTCCTGGCCAAGGCACAGAAGGCGAGGCTTGCCGAGGGTGGCAAGAATGCCAAGAAAAAGCTGACCAAGAAGGAGGTATTCCCACTTCTCGATGCTGCCTACAACAAGGAAGGCAGGACCGAGATGATGCCCATGGATCTCCTGCGGAGCAAGGAGAAGGGTGGTCTCAAGCCCGAGTGGGCTGCCGCTGCCAAGACCATGTTGCCTGCGATCAAGGATGCCCCTGCGGACGCAGACCGGAGGGTCATCTCTGCAATCGTGAACGAAGTTCGGGAGCGGATGCTCGCGAAAGGTGTCGAGGTTTCCAACGCTGACATTCAGGCAATTTTGTGGTATCCAGAGAAGGATCTCTGGGCTAAGCTGACCGACAAGAAGAACTCCGAAAAACTCAAATCCTCATACGATGAAGAACTCCTCAAACTCGCAGACAGACGGGGGCTTGGAACCCAAGCCCGAGAGGCAAGAGATCGAGCCTCACGAGATAGCGGGAACGCTGTCGGACGACAAGATCAAGATCTTCGCGGAGAGACTGATCGCCCTACGAGCCCAGAAGGACGAGGAGGCACGTCAGGCAGATCTGCAACGTCGCAAGGAGCAACTCGGGATGGGTCTCTATCTACAGTCTCTTTTGCAGGACGAGGAGAAACAAGGGAACAACGAAACGCCAGAGGTCTAGCATTCCGAGATGCCCTCCAGCGTGTTCGCGATGAGCACAAGCAGGGCAAGGCTGTCACCGTAAAGGATCTCTCGTTCTACTTAGATCCTGCCACCTCTCTATTCACCTCCCCGGACAACACTGCCGGGGTTGCGGTCACCGGCGATGGTGACCTTGTCAGCGTCTACAAACTCCCAGGATCCAAGGCAGACATCCGGCCAATCCTGGCCGAGGCATCGCAGTATGCCAACCGTCTCGATGCATTCGATATCGGTGGATTCCTGCCCAACCTCTACGCACCGCACGGGTTCCGCCCGGTCTGCCGGGTGCTCTTCGATCTGGCGGAAGCTGGCGACTGGGACGTCGATGCCCTCGGCACCCCTGACGTTGTCTACATGGTCCGGTCAGAAGACCCTGGTCCTGCGGACAAATACGATGCAAGCACCGTCCCAGTGGTCGCCTACGGTGATGCGATTGCAGTCCAAGACGCAGCCCGTGAGGACGTCCAGATCAAGACTGGGGTCGGTGTCACCCTGTCGGTCGGCAGTCGCGCCCTGGAGGGCATGCCGATCTTCGCCAACGTGGTGCGAGTTGGTGCCACCGAGGAGACCAGAGTGGAGTTCGGTCCTCACATGCCTGCCCGTCAGGCTGCCATCGACTACACTGCCAGCAGGGGGTTGACCTACACACCACCCTCCCGCTACGTCAACGTCAAGAAGTCCCGCGCCATTCGGATCGCTGCGGCATTTGATGAGATGGAGAGCAGACCTGAAGATCCTGCCGTGGCTGCATCCTACTCGGCCATGATCGAGGAGACCCTGGCGCAGTATGAATTCGTGAAGGCCACCGGTCTGAAGATCGAGCCGATCCCTGCCGGTGCGCCGGACCCATACGGCAACCCTCGCAATGCCATCCTTGACGTGGTCGAGAATGGGCACCTCTGGTTCTTCCCAACCTCCGATGGGTTCGGTGGTCCTGAGAGTGCAGCCTTTGACGTGTCTAAGAACCCGATGCTGGTCGAGACCGGCGAGGTGATCAACGGGCACAAGATGGTCGCGAACGATGTCTTCCGGGTGGTGCATGACTACTTCGGGCACATCAAGGAAGGGTTCGGATTCCGTGCCGCCGGTGAGGAGAATGCGTGGCAGTCTCACGCAGCCATGTATTCCCCGGCTGCCCTCCCTGCCATGACGGCAGAGACCCGGGGGCAGAACTCGTGGGTTAACTTCGGTCCTCACGGTGAGAAGAACCAGACCGCAGACGGAGGCACCACCGAGTATGCCCCGCAGAAGGTGGGTCTCCTGCCCTTGTGGGTGCAGGAGGAGGGCAGGGAGATCGGTCCCACCCTATCAGTGGGACGTGGTCCCCTGGTCGAGACCAAGGCATCCCTGGAGAGTGTCAGGGCTGCACGCACTGCCCTGGCAGAGATCTCCCGTGAGGTCGCCCAGGATCGCAATGCCGTGGCCACCAGCAACGGTGCCCGTGGCAGCCTGATCAAGTCCGGCGGGATGCGTCCGATGGTGAGGTCCATCAAGCTGGCAGATGCCCAGAAACTCAAAGCCGGGGGACCGGCGGCAGCGGCAGTCCGGCTGAGCATGCCGAACCTGACTCCTGCCCAGGAGACCGAGATCGTCAACGAGGTCGATGCCCATGAGGCGAGGATCGCAAAGGTCAAGGCCAAGGTCGCTGACCTTCGGGATCAAGCGGAGGGATCGTCCGCTGCCCCTCGGCTGGCTTCGCTCAACAAGAAGCTGGTCGCATCCCTGACGAAGTCAGAGAAGGATCTGGCGAAGCTCGAACGAACCTCTGTCCTGCGGGTCGATCTCAACTACACCCCACGGCAGACTCTGGCGGCACGGATGCGCCTGATCGATCACTCCAACACCTTGGAGAAAATCATCGCGACGTTGCCTCGTGAGAGCAGGGCTAGCCTGGGAGGGTTCGGTGCCCTCATCAAGTCCGGCACCCCGTTCGAGCGACTCACCAAGCTGCAAGACCGGATCGAGCGTGCCTATGCACTGGTTGACAAACAGGCGAAGCGCAGCCTGCTCAACCAGATCGACGACCTGATGGACAAGGGGCTTGCCAGGAAGGACCACAAGAACAGAGACATCTCAACCGTAGGGCACGTCGTCACTGATGAATTGAAGCTGATCGCAGTCGAGTTAGAACTGGACGCAGAGAAAGCCGGGGAGAAGATCCGAGGACTCGACGCGGAGATCGCGCTCAGTCAGGACGATGCCGTGACCCAGCAGAAGAGCGAGGAGTTGCTGCGGGTGGTCCGCTATGGTGCCCCGGAATCCAAGTCCGTTGAGGATCTGGTAGAGATCGTGGACGAGATCACCACCATGATCGGCGAAGGGAGACTCACTCGCAAGATCCTCGAAGCTGACCGCAAGGCCAGGGTCGATGCGATCCGCACCACGATGGTCAACACCATCACGGGCGGGAAGGGGCTGCTCAACGACTCCGATGCGAAACGCGAGGCAGCGAAGCAGAGCAGTGAGGATGCGAAGTTCGCCCAGTTCCACGCTAACCTAATCTCCTGGGAGTGGTTGCTCAATGCGGCATCCCGGGCTGACAAGGCCACCGGCACCCTCGGCAGTGCGCTCAACGAGTGGGGCACGAGACTCGTCCACCGAGCCACCCACCGGGAGGCGAACGAAGTTGGGAACGAACTCAACCGGTTGTCAGAATTCCTGGCGGACATCTATGGAATCGACCGGTCAGGAAGCTCCGAGATCGCCAAGGCTAAGTGGCGGCACAAGGTCAGCGTCAGGCACGTTGAGCAAACCCAGGAGCACGACGACACCGGAGTCATCAAGCGGACCTTCGAGAAGGGTGCCCGGTATACTAAGAACATCCCGATCATGCAAGCTCGTGGGCTCGCGAACGGCAAGCTGACCGCGGTCGGCTTAGGTCTGTCGGCAGATGAGGAATCCAGAATCCTCAATGCACTCGACGCTCACAACACCATCATCAACGGGCTTCGGACCACCCTTGCTTCCGCGACGGACAAGGATGAGATCAAGAGGCTGGAGAAGCGAATCGCGACCCAGGAGAAGAAGACCACCCTGACCGGTGTCGAATTCGTCAACGAGTCGATGGTCACGATTGAGGAGATGCGGCTGTCCCAGGATCAAGCGATCAACCTCTCGATGATGTGGATGCAGGATGGTGTCGGGCAGACCATGGAATACCATGGGTATTCCCAGGAGACCATGGATCAGATCGAGGAGTTCCTCACGTCTGAGTCCCTAGCAATCCGCGACTTCCTGTCCGAGCGATACGAGACCGGCTACGACGAGATCAATCAGGTCTACCGCAGGGTCTACGGTGCCAGCCTGCCGAAGGTCCGGCACTACTCTCCGCTCCGGTTCGTCTCCGACCGGGTCAAGATCGACAACCTGATCGACAGCAACATCCCCGCAGGAGGCTCGCTGTCTCCAGGGTTCCTGTCAGGCCGGATCAAGCACAAGGCTGAGCCGGACACATCGGTCGGGGCACTCTCGCTCTACACTCAGCACGTTGCCCAGGCCAAGCATTTCACGGTGTGGGCTGAGCCGATGCAGGAGTTGCGATCAGTGCTAAGCCATAAGGACGTGCAGAAGGCGATCACGCAGAATGCGTCCCAGCAGTTGAACGATGCCATCCAGGCGAGGCTGCAATACTTCGCGGATGGTGGGAACCGTGGTGCCAAGCAGATCAGCTACCTCGACAAGATCCGCAGGGCGCACGTCATCGCCTCGCTCGCCTACAACTGGGGGGTGTTCTTCAAGCAGTTGACTGCGTTCCCTGGTTACCTGTTCGACGTGCCGGTCAAGTCCTTCCTGAAGTATCAAGCCAAGTTCTGGACTGATCCCAAGGGCAACTGGGACAAGATGGCATCCCTAGCCTACACCCAACGGAGGTTCGAGAGTGGCTACGACCGGGACATCATGGCGACCATCTCGGGCAACATCGACCGCATGGTCGGGGGCAAGCAGAAGCCGAAGTCAACTCTGATGGCAGTAGTCGAGTTCGGCATGGTGACGGGTCGGGCGGGTGACATCATCCCGGTCATCGTCGGTGGGTATGCTGCCTACATGCATGGCAGGGACGTTGCGCTCAAACGCAACCCGGAGGCTACCGAGCAGGAGATCGAGGACTTCGCTGTCGAGGCTTTCGAGATGGCAACCGACCGCAACCAGCAGGCTGGGAACATCAAAGACCTCTCGACCTTCGAGCAGGATGGCAGCATCGCCCGGGTCTTTACGATGTATCTCACCTCTCCCCGGCAGTATCTCCAATCGACCTGGGAAGCGTTCGGTGACATGCGTGCCGGTCGTGCCGGTGCCCGTAAAGACTTCGCGAAGCGGTTGATCATCGGGCACCTCATCTTGCCCACGATCTTCCAGCTTGCCTCGGACCTGATCCGCGCCCCGTTCAACGACGACGACGAGGAGGACTTCGAGTGGGGGGACTACCTCGCCGCCACCCTCCTCGGCCCCCTCAATGGGATCTTCTTGTTCGGTCAGGGCATCAACTCGATTGCCCAGGCTGCCATGGGTAACGCAGGGAGGGGTGCGGAGTTGCCGATCCTACAATCCATTGAATCTGTTGCACGTCCTCTGGGCGATCTCTGGAACATGACCGAGGACGGTATCAACCTGCACGACCTGACCCTGGCAGCGCACCACACCGCCCAGGCTGCGGGCAGGCTGTCCGGCAACGGCACCTTGATCTACGACATCATGGCCCGAACCGTCCGGTCCTTCGGGCTGGGCGACGACATCGAGGCTGCGCTGTTCGAACCTGCCTCTGTCACCAAGGGCAAGGCAGCCGACAAACGGTGGGACAAGCTGACGGAGGACGTCCGCAAAGATCCAGCCAAGGCCCAGGCCAAGGTAGAGGATCTACTCAAGGCAGGGCGCATCACCTCGGACGAGGCTCGACTCCTGTCCGAGATCGCCGAGGACGTCGAGGTCACCGGCACCAAGCCCACCCTCACCAAGCTGGAGAAATCCTTCCAGGGCATGGGCACTGCGTCAGGAGCAAAGGCCCAGGCGATGGCAACCGAGTTGAACCGGCTGCCCTCGGGCGCGAGAGAGGAACAGCTTCGCCGGTGGCGGGCTGTCGGCATCCTCTCCCGGTCGGTCGAGGACCAGATCGAGGGTCTCTCCAACTGATTGACAGCGCACTAGGGATCTGCAACCCTGCACCACCCCCGGGCCTGGAATCCAGCCAACCGGGGAGTGGTTTGCAGGCAGCAGAATGACCCTACAATGACTCTACGAATGACCCAAAAACCATACTTTCTGCCCAGTTTTGCTGGGAAGCAGGGGAAATCCTACGGGGTATTCCGAAATCCCGGTTCAGTCCCTCTTGTCTTTTAACCAATTGGTCCTGGGTTCGAGTCCCAGTCTGTCCATAACACAAATAGCCCGATGGAGAATGCGGTTTGAGGGGAGACCGGTGATGGTGCCGGTCTCCCCAATGACCAAACAATGACTGTATGCGGCTTGCTAGAATGACCGAACTACTATAAAGTGGGGGATGAACCATCGAACCACCCTTGATATCGTCGCCGCACTCCACGGGGCAGTAGACCACAGATCCCCTGTCCTTATCCGATCACTCACGGACGAACTGGAGGCAGCCCAGAAGAGGGAGGCTGAGTGGCAGCGCACGGGGAACATGAAAGTCTTCACCGTCGAAGCTGCTGCTGGTGGTGGTGGTGGGTCGGGGATCTCTCACGGTCGAAGCGTCACGACTCGGGATCCTGGGCTAATCACCACGCCACCGGACTTAAGAGGTCCGGCTACGATCCCCGTCGATGCCCACGTCGGCATCTGCGTGGGGCACTCTCGTGCCGGTGACAAGGGGGCCGTGTCAGCGGACGGCAAGGTGTCCGAGTGGAACTACAACTCCCGGGTGGCGCAGTCGCTCTGGACCCTCCTGCGGGCGCAGGGAATCAAGGCCACCGTCTTCAACCGGTATGCCGGTGAGGGTTACGGGTCTGCCATGAAGGACATCGCTCGGCAACTGAAGGCGGCAGGCTGCACCATGGCAGTCGAGTTGCACTTCAATGCCTACAAGGAGGAAGGCCAGACCGTAGGTAAGGCGAAGGGGTTCGAGGTCATCGCTCACACGCTGAAGAGCGATCTGGGTGCGGCCATGATCGAAGCGATGGAGCAGGGGCGGGTCGGTCCATGTCGCGGTCTCAAGACGCCAGTCAAGGGGCGGGGCGACAAGTTCCTCACCGAGACCCACTGCCCTGCCGTGCTGCTTGAGCCGTTCTTCGCTGACAACCCGGAGGAGTGGGATCGATGGGGTGCTCGTCACGACGATCTGGCCCGGGTCTATTTGAGCGGAATCATCAACTACCTCGCGAGGTTGGAGGTGAAGCAGTGAAGAGGCTTACCCTACTGTTCGAGAAGATCGCCACCCTGATCTCCCACGTCAAGTAAAGCCATGCCCAGAACCCCCGCTCTGATCCCCTACCTCGATCCGCAGTCAGGGTCGTGGCAGTTATCGATCCCCGCATCGCTCAGCCCTACGGGATCCCGGTCCCGCGAGAACTTCCCAACAGAAGGGGCAGCCAAGGCAAGGGCGGACCAGATCAGGAGGTCCATGAAGGACACGGGCAGGAACGTCTCGACCGCACCCACCGCACTGATCGAGACTGCCATCAGAGTGGATCAGGAGGCACAGATGCTAGGGTATGAGGGACTGGAGGAGTTCTGCAACGAGATGCTCGACCGTGCCGCAGCCGAGCGGAGATCCCCTACCCTCCGCGTCCTGCTTGCGGCTTACCTTGTTGATCACCCGAAGAAGTCGGTGTCAACAGCATGGACTTGGTTGGAACGCAAGTTCACCCCGGGACTCTGGGACCACCGGGTCGGCACCATGGACATCGACTTCTGGCGTGACGAGATTTCCGCAGCCGACAAGCGGAACAAGTGGGCACCCAAGACCCACAACACCGCAGTCAAGATGCTGCGGTCCCTCTACGTTCACGCTATCGCCAACGGCAAGGTCACCAAGAACCCTATCACTGCCATCCGAGTGAAGTCCCTGGAGGCGAGGGAGGTGGCAATCCTACAGCCCGAGCAGCTTCGTGAGTTGCTGGTCAGGTGTCTGCGTGAGGACCGACCGATGGGTCTCTACTTCGCCGTCCTCTGCTTCGCCGGTCTGCGTCCCACGGGAGAGTTCGAGTCTGACAACGGCATCACCTGGGAGGACGTCAGATGGGCGCAGGGAATCCTGGCAATCCGCGACAAGAAGAACGCAGGGAAGACGGGTGCCGTGATGCGATACGTCACGCTCAACACGACCCTGCTGTCCTGGCTGACAGCCTACAAGGAGGACAAGGGTAGGATCTGCCCGGTGAACTACCGGAAGCGCAGGACGCACCTGATCCGCCGTCCTGACGGCACCCTGATCGCAGAGTGGTCCCTGGCAAACAGAGACCTTACCCGGCACTCGTTCGGATCCTACCTTGCCCCCACAGTCTCGACCGATGAGGTGATGAAGGAGATGGGGCACACCACCATCAAGACCTTCCAGAAGCACTACCGGAACACCAGGAGCAAGGAGCAGTCTGCCGAGTATTGGGGGCTGACCTACGAATCGATCACCTCCCTAGTTGACTTCGCCGGTTAGATGTGATTCTCATTCAGAGAATAAGTGGCTCCATGTCGGTCAAATTTAAACCCATTGAGGCAACTGGCAGTCCGGTCAGTCCAGTTAGCCCTATCTTTATGCCTGCCTTGGCAGGATTCCCTCCGTCATCTGCCGCTGCGAGCGTGGCGACTTCGGGGTTTTTGTCCGGCATCGGATTCACTAACACTGGACCAACTGCATTTCTATATCGGCTCGTAAAGCCAAGAGGGACTGGCTCAACTTTTGTGATCAAGGCATTGTTTTATGCCCCGTCTTCAGGGCAGATCTATCTCTCGGCGAGAGCAGACAAAGGGCACACGGTAGGGGTTGGTGCCTATACGAATCTTGCGGCATCCCTTGCTGGTACTGTCCTGACATCAATCACTACCGGTTCTGTAACCCCGGGCAATTCTCCTGCGGATGAGGACTGGATTACCCTCGAACTAAAACGAACCCCAGCCTCTGAGACTGGGGGCATGGCGGCACCGGCAACTCTGATTGGATTCTACATCGACTGGGCTTAATGTTAGTCCCATACAACATCAACCACGCAGTCGTTGCAGCTTCCGGCCCGCCGGTGTTTACTGCGATCAACCTTGGTGCATTCATGAACTACGAGTTGAGTTCATACAACCCGTTCATTGATGTCTCTTGGCAGCCGAAATCTCCGAGCGATGCTCTCGGGTTCAAGATCTGGGTGCGCCCTTCATTCGCTGCCTCCAACCCAACCGTGCCGAATGCCACGATCACGCTCGGACAGGCTGACCAGGGCGGGCCTTTCGGTGAATACACAATAGGGACTAACGGTGTCGGGGCGCTATCGTGGGAATTGAGATATTACATCACCGTGACTGCTTACAACGCTTTCGGTGATAGCACTCTAGATCCAGACTACCTTACGGATTGGGTGGAGATATTTACTGCTTATCCCGACTGAGAATGCTTTCCGTTCAGGCTGCATCCTGACACGACAAAGGGGAGAACTCTCGTCCTCCCCTTGTCTTTTGTGCCTATGGCAATTGATCAGAACGGGATGTCGTCCCGCTCAAGCGATTGGATCGGACGCTCCTTGCCGTAGTTCCCTGACCGAGCGGTTTCCCGGGGTTCCGGTTCCTGACGGCAGGCAGGCCGGGCTGCCTCACGAGGAATGTCGTAGCGACCATGGTCATCGCGCCGGTCATCGCGCCGACGGTGATCGTCACGACCATCCCCATCATGACCACCCTGTCCACGGTAGCCAGACCGATCCCGGCCATGGCGATCCCGCTCGGGCTGACGGTCTTCCCGGCGATCTCCGCGCCGGTCATCGCGCCGGTCATCGCGCCGGTCTCCACCACGACGGTCGTCCTGGGGCTCAGCTTTGTCAGGGTCGGTCAGGTTCCCGCAGATGGGGAGACGCTCCCCGTCGTAGTCTTTAGGTTCGTCCTGGGACACGCGATGGGTCTCACCGTAGCGAGACTCATCGACCTCCCAGGCGACGAGGTCGAGGTAGACTGCACCCGTCCTGTCGGAGCGGTAGCAGAGGGATTGATTGACCTTCTTGAGGTCGATTCTGATTTTGATAGGGCGTCGTGATGCCATGGTATTTCTTGGTGTGTGTGTTAGGTTGGGTTGTCGCAAAGTCAGGCTGTCGCTTGGATGGCGACGAGGTAGGTGATCTTCTTGCCCTGGATGGTCTCCCGTCGTTTCATCCACCCGGCACGACGCAGGGCATAGGCGTGCCAGTGGACACTGGGTTCGTTCGGGTCCGGGTAGGATGGGCGGAACCGGACTCTGCGGGGTTTCCTGCCGCCGGTCGCGACAGGAGAACCACCAGAGGGTGGAGGTCCGAAGAGGAGGGAGAGGAACTGGCGAACGAGGGACAGTGTCTTCGGTTGGCTCGGGATCATGGTGTGTGTGGTAGTTGCTACCGGTGCTGAGTTTTATAATCGCACAATTATCGCACTGTGTCGCACAGTATTTCCATAAAAGTGCGACCGGCTACAATGTCGGCCAGGGTGTTGGATCCACGGGGGGACTCCATCCATCGGCCACCGTTCGACCGCACCCAGTGACGGGCGTGATCGAACGGGCAGCCGCAGGGGCCCGCGATGTCGGGGCTGCACGGGCAGCCGGTGAGGGAGAGGTCAATGCGACCGGTCGGAGTGTCGAGGGTGGTCATCTCCGCTCCCTCCATGCGTCGTAGGCAAAGTCGGAGAGGACGTGGCAGGCATCACACTCACCACCCTCCCCGTGCTGGCAGGCTTGGTGCCGGTCAGCCTCCTCGGTGTTCCAGGGTAGGTTGTCCTCCCAGTCAGGTGGTTCCTCCTGGGCCAGATCCATGGTCGTGATCGAGCCGCAGTCCTCACACTCGAACGTGATCAGGGTGGACCGTGGCTTGCCTTGGATGTGGCAGAGGAAGCAATGCCGGTATTCCTGACCGTGCTCACACCGAGTGGGCACCTCGGTGAAGAAGCCACCGCACTGGCACTCGGCATCGTCGCAGCCGAAGTCCGGCGGATCGTCGTCTCGGTGTCTGCTCATGCGAATTGTGCCTCCCTCTTCCGCTGTTCTCTCTTCTTGCGTTGCTGGAACTTCTCCCGATCTCTCAGGCAGAGTTGGCAGGCGCACTCGAATTGCCACCCCTTGATGCTGACCCATCCGGGGTGATTCTTCTGGTAGTTCTTCATGCTTCGAGCCCCCCTTCCAAGCCTTGCAGAACCTCAAGCCACACCGTCTTGCGGACATACCTCTTCGTTCCCAGTTCGATGGTCTTGCCCCCGCCCTTGATGATCGCGTTGCGGATCACGAGCAGGGACAGCCCTGTCTTGTCGCTCAGCACGTTGAGGTCGAGGAGATCGATCTGGTCGTCCACCGGCAGACCGATGGACTGACGCAGGCTGTCGATCTCCCTGGCTAGGTATCCCACGCTGTCCGCAGGGCGCATTTCACTTGCTCGTTGTGATACAGTCATGTCAGTTGGGTAGTGTATGTTTCATCTCTTCATTCAAAGCGTCCACCTTCTTGGTCAGTGCCTTGATCTCCTCGGCAGCAGCTTTCCGCAGTTCCTTTCGTGGCTCGGTGAACTCGGAGTCGGGATCTGGTTTGTGCAGGAAGTGCCTCCAGTTGGTATCGGTGTTTCGGATCTTGCTGATCGCCACCTTCAGTGCATCGATGTCGTTGCGGATCTGCCAGTCCTGACGCTTCGGAGCCACCCCGGATGGTCCTGACGTCCTGACCTCACGCACACCGGTCGCCCGGTAGACATCCGGGGAGACTAGCCAGCCGTTCTCGGCAAACAGATCATAGGGTCGTGGCAGGAACCCCTTCGAGGTGAGAGGGACTGCATGGCAGGCAGCGCAGATCTCATCCACCTTGGCGATGAGTTCTTCGAGGGTCACCTCCCCGGACTGAATCAGACGGAGCGCAGCCTTCTCCGCCTCGCCGGACGGTGCCTTGCCGCACGCTGCGCCATATCGCCGGACCATCCGGCGGATCGCATCGCCGTCCACGGGCGCACGCTCTTTCACGTCGTTCCGTTCCGTTTCGTTCCGTTCCGTTTCTTTACCTACTGGCACTGCTGGTGGGACTCCTACTGGCACTGCTGGTGGGAGTGGTTCAGGCTCAGAAGGAGGGATGGGAGTGGTAGCGTCAGGCTGTGGCCACCTCTTGGCGGCACCCTTCGCCCCTCCCTCCCTCTTCTTCTTGAGCACTGTCTCCTGCTCGATAGGGTAAGCCCAGACGATCAAGTCATCCCCTTGCCAGGACCAGAGAGAGGATTCCATCCTGACCTCTTCGAGGGTGACGGCAGCAACCTGCTGCCACTCACGGTCCTCCCAGAGTGCGGCACCTACGATTCTGCCACTGTTCTCCTGCTGGCAGCAATGTCCAAGCAGGTTAAGCCAAGTGGCACGCTTGACTGGCTTGCTCCTCCGGTATTCTGACGACGTCAGAGCGTCGATGGGGATGTTGATGTAGAGCATATCACTTGACCGTTTCGAGGCTGCCCTTGGTGGTGGATGTCTCGACGAAGGGGGCGAGGGTGAACTTCCACCATCCATCCCACTCCCTACCCTTGCGACCAGTCAGGGCTTTCACTACCTTCTCAAGCTCGGTCTTCTTGACTTCCACGCACTCCGAGAACTGGTTGCCGGTTAGACCTACAGCTTGCAGTGCGATGAACAGTCCGGCAGGCTTGGTGATCTTGGTCATGGTCTTGCCCGCCGTCAGCCGGATCTCGCCGGGGAATGCGTCAGGGTTCGCCTCCAACTCTTCGCGGAACAGGGACTCGTATTTGCCGATGACTGCCTTTGCCAGCCTAAGCTGCTTCCACAAGGCTACCTTGTCGGCAACCGTCAGGCTGCCCCAGCTATGCACGACGTCCAGCTTGGACACCGTCGCGAGGTTAGCCTTGTGAGCAGGGCAGAGGCTCAGGGCTGGGCAATACTGGCAGGCAGACTCCGAGGGGGTAGGAGTGGCATCAGGAGTCACGCTCAGGGCAAGCCGTTCGAGACGGTGCCACACGTCACGGAGGTCTTTGATCTCGATCCTCGACCCGGTGCCTCCGCGCTTGATCATCGGCTGATTGATGACGACGTCGAACGTCTTGATGTCGCGGCGTTTGCTCGCCAACATCAGGGTGTAAGCAAGGAGTTGGATGTTCTCCCCGGCAGGGGCGACAGGGGTGAACCCAGTCTTGTGATCCATCACCACGGCATGGTCCCCGAAGATCATGACCAGATCGACTGTGCCGGTGAGTAGGAACCCTGGTCCCTGGAGTTCCATCTTCTGCTCGACAAGAACTTCGTCCGGCTTCGCCTCATACATCCGATTGATCCTGGCCAGGATGATCTGGACGACCTCGTCCTCACCTTCCTCCAGGGCGGGGATCTCCGCGCCGGTCATATGCGCAGCGATAGCTGCGTGGATCCGGTCACCTCGCTCGGCAATGGCGCTACCGGTGTCGGGCGGGGCGATCTTGGAGAGTTCGATGCTGGCTGGGCAAGCCTCGATCCGAGCAAGGGAGGAGGCACGATAGGATGGTTGTTCAGTTGAGGTCATCGTCGAGAAAGATCAGGTTGAATCGGTTGGTGGTTGCAGGAAGGACAGCACCCCCGTTATTGAGGGCATCGACAATCCTGAGTGCTTTGTCAGGGGTGATGGAGTCGAGGAGCATGGCGGCAGTGGTGTTGCCCTCCTCGAAGTCCACCTCCTCGATGGTGTGGTCCTCGGCGTTATACGTGAAGGTCATGACAGGATGCCGGTGTCGATGGTCAGGAGCTTCAACGGAGGAAGTCAGGCAGGTCTGACGGTTCCATGAGGTGCTTGATGCCCGACTGGATGAACCCGGGACCGTCAGGGTCAGGGGTGAGTCCGGCCCGCTTCGCATGGGCAACCATCCAATCCCATGCGTCCCGTGCCTCGGGGGAGTTGAGGTCGGGGAACCGCTTCTCATATCGGGCGTTGATCTCATTCCAATGCCGGATCGAGGCACCTGCCTGCTCGACCGATTTGATGAGGTTCTCGGAGGGGTAGAACCGAGTGGGCTCTGGCAGCGCCAGTGCTTCTCGGACGGGTTCCCGGTATTCCCGCCGGTCGTCACGGTCGTCACGCCGGTCCCGCCGGTCGTCGTCCCGGTCCCGCCGGTAGTTCTCCCCGGTCCCGTTGCCGTCGTCATCGACTTGCCCCATGCAGTAGAGGGCAGCCGCAGCATACCGGCGCAGGTAGGTCGTTGCGCCTCCGACTCCCTGTGCATCTGGGCGAAACCTGAAGTCGCCCTTCTTGTCCACACTGCCCGGTTTGCAGGACATGACCGTGGTCACGTAGCCACCGGATTTATGGCAGAGCGCCGAGGTCACGGTCACGAGGTCGCCATTGAAGCTGCTGCCCTGGAGGAGGGAAATGCCCCGCTTCGAATAGATCGGGCGGGCAGTCTGCAAGACCTGGGCGAGGTCGGCGTAGGTGCTGGAGAAGAACGGGTTGTCCGAGGTCTTGGCGGCATCCTCGATCTCGCCTTGAGCGAGTGCGAGGTCCGCTGCCATCTCCTTGGTGAGGTGGGTCATGTCCATTCCCTGATTGATGATGGTGTCCATTATTGTGGTTAGGCTAGTGTTGCTAGTAGGTGAGGGATGGGGGAGAAAGGGTTCAGGAAATCAGTGCCCGGGAGCGGACGAGTGCCTCGATCTGGGCATCGATCTCCTCCCTGGTAGGCTCGGGCTGTGGTCCATTCAGGAACTCGTTCAGGTTGGAGGTCGAGATCCTCCAACGACCACCCAACTGCCTACCCTTGAGGGTGCCGTTGGTGAGGTAGAAGTAGATGGAGGGAAGCGGCAGATTCAGTATGGCTGCCGCCTCTTTCGGGGTCACGAGTTCGGCGACTTGCGCCTTGATTTCTTCGATGGTGGTCATAGTGGGTGTGGGACTTGGTGTCTCTTATGTCGCACATAGTAATACCTCTGAGATCTATGGCAAATAGATTGTGCGACTTTGTGCGAAAGGTGTGGGACACCCCGTTCAGTGCGACAATTCCACCCCGTTCGTGCGATTTTCTTTGAACCGACCCGCCCTTCCTAACGTTTAACTATGGTGAATAAAGACACCCTTACTATTCGATGGGCCCAGCGGGACGGCGACATGCCAGCCAAGCTGGACAACCTCGGCAAGGTCACCGGCTTGCCGCCATCGACCTTGGCGAAGGCCGGGATCGCAGCCATGATCGACTGCTACGAGAGGGGCTATGATCCGCTGGCGTGTGCAATGATGCCGAACGAAAAGGTCAAGCAGGTCCAGCGACTGAAACCGATTGCCGATTCGACCGGGACGACGGTCATGTCGCTCCTCTCTATGATGGTGACCGCCATGGAGAAGGCGAAGGACAAGGGGAGCCTCGCTCTTCCGGTCGAGATCGGGCAGCCCTCTATTCCCCGGGCCAGGATCATCGCCCTACTGAGGGAACTGGAATCGCTACTCTAAAGAACACTCCTCTACGGGGTGGTGGGTGCTGATTTCTATTTAAATTATAGAAAGTCGCACAAATTTGTAGACGGGGTGCGACATTGTGCGACAAT